TCTACAGTTCAAAAGATTAAAGAAACTGAGACCGAAATCGCAGTCCTTCAGGTACAGTATGGATATCTAAATGAAAAAATGGATGATATCAAAACTGACCTGAAGGACTTGCGCTCTCATATTGATGGCCATGCCCTCGCAGCACAACAACTCATTACAAATTTTCAAGAAGAAAATAAAGAACAACACGCAAAGGTTGAAAAGAAAGTATCTGCTCTAGAAAAATGGAGATGGATGCTTATGGGAGCTGGTGTATTAGCTGGGGCATTGGGATGGCCTACTCTAGAAAAATTACTCGGTATCTAATCAAGTAAGACTATTCAACTTTTCAATTACAATATCAATATTCACAGTAGAAAATAATCCGGGGTGTAAAGGCTTCGGATATTGTCCTTCTGTTACCCAGGCATAACCGACATGCTCATCATTCAATGCAGGAATAAATTCTTCTTCGACTTCACAGAAAAAAGTATGATATACAAATGCGTTGTTCACAAACTTTTGTATAGGAATCAACTTAAGCTCTGTAATGTCGAATGACATTTCTTCATCACATTCTCTTGAAATACCTTCAAACAATGTTTCATCCTGCTCAATGCCCCCACCTGGTATACTCCATGTAGGATTTCTTGAGTCAGTTCTTAGTAAATAGAGATAACGTTGAGTAGATTTACTGTAAAAGAAAACACCGGCAGCTTGATGGGTCATAAGACTATGCTGTAATCACCTTGCTCGTACCAACCCTCGTAAGATTTCATCCACATTCCCTCATTGGGAACATAACGATACTGTACGTTTGTAGTGAGATTGGTTACAAATTCTACGTTATTAGCATTGATACTATCAAATGAAACTTGCCATTCGCCAGCGTTAGCATTATATTGGATGATATCGTTAGCATACGCTACTAGATCACCCCAAGCTACAGTAGTATCTCCTTCAGAACCAATGTCCTCTACAATAAGATATCTTACACCTGGAGTAGGTCCGGGCAATCCTGCATTAGGTGCAGTCAATTGAGGATTAATAACGCTGGTTACCGGGGACATTGTGTTTTGCGGCAGCGTATCAGGGTCAATGCTATAAATTAAGTATCTATCGTCAAGTGGATCAGGTACAATAGTTCCTACAATGTCATCTGCGATATATGGATTCTGTAGCCAAATCTGACTAATACCAGGCTTTACTGCTCCGTATACGTTAAGCAAACTAGCCCAGTATAAGCTAGTGTTTGGATTAGTAGGTTGTTCTAATGATGAATTAGGAGGATAGAATGCTTCGTTTGCAGGTAGTAACTGTAGTTGATTACCTTGCAGTAGTAATTTATATCCGTATGGGGTAATCTTTTGCCGAGTTCCCAGTAATAAATCGTCATCTTGCATATCTTGGAAAGCATTACCTTTAAAAATAGAAGCGATAACTTTATGAATCACTCCCATCTTCTTAAGCTTACTTGACGTTGTAATCCAAATCGGCATATAGAATTTCCAAGTCATAACATCAATTGGATTTCCGGTACCTTGTGGAATGCTTCTACTTGAGAACGTCAACCCATCTTGATACACTACTGTCAATGAAGTCCAGTCTACAAAGTTGTCAGTGCTTTGAATATCTAATGCAGGGTTAAACAGTACCCCAAGCTGCTCAATTAGTTCTAGCTTCTGTTGATAATTTGTAGTCCAAAAATCAACAGTAATTCTTAATTTATACGGAACAGGCATCATTCTTTCTAATGTAAATGCTTGCCCTTGAGTCTGTTCGAATTCACCGGTGTCTTGATTAACTGCACGTTGACGAATTTGCATTTTATCTACGAAGAATGGGTCTTGTGTTCTGCTTTGTTCGTACTCTAGCCCACTAACATAATAAGTAATCATCGGCGCTGAGGGCAAGTTACTAGCACTGTTATTAGCAATAATAGTGGCAGCTTGTCTACTACTATCACCATACATAATAGGAACTCTAACAAGAATTTCATTACCGTTAGGATCTTTGCCTCTGGTGACATACCAATTGCTAAAAATCTTAGCAAACTGAATTAGAAATCGTCTAATCTGATTATCATAAAAGAAGGTCGCCAAAACTTAATCCCTTGCATAAATAGTCGTGAGTCACGGTATTGGAACTACCCACTCACTCTAATGCTATAAAGGAGCACCAGTATGATTATTTATCTATATCACAAGCGCCATCTTAAAACAGGACTCAATTATTTCGGAAAAACGACATCCGAACCGTATCTCTATGTGGGATCAGGAAAATACTGGAAACGTCATTTAAATAAGCATGGTCCAGACATAGAAACTGTTTCTGTTTGGGAATTTCAAAATCAAGAAGATTGCACTGACTTTGCACTAAAATTTTCTACAGAAAATAATATTGTTGAGTCTACGGATTGGGCCAACTTAAAAGCCGAGAACGGTAAAGACGGCGGCGATCCTGGACCAGAAGGAAGAAAAAAAATTGCGGCGTCACTGGTCGGTAGAAAACACTCAGCCGAACAAAATAAACAAAAAAGCAATCGGCAAACTGGCATAAAGCGTTCTCCTGAATATCTTGCAAAAAAGACAGGCAGCAAATATAAAAAATCAAAAGAAAGAACTGCGCCAAACAAAAATAAAGGAAGACCTTTGCCTAAAGCTTGGGTAGAAAAAAGCGCAAACTCTAGGAGAGGGATGAAATATAATACAGTGACATGTCCTCACTGTAATAAACAGGGTGGGTCATCATCAATGCCTAGGTGGCACTTTGATAATTGTAAACTAAAGTCTTAACCTTCTGGAGGAACAGGGGGTAGCGTCGGCTGTAATACCGACGATAGTGGCTGTGCCTGCGGAACAAATGTTCCTTCACTATTTAGATAGATTTCTTCTTGATCATTAATAAATCCTGATAGTTGCGATTTATCCTCGACAGTGAATCCAGTCTCTGTTCTTACGTTTTCGCTGATTCTAACCCAAATTCTGCCGTCCCAGCGATACAATAGCTGAGGATTGTAATCTATGCGTAAGAAATAGTCACCGACTTGTGGATTCTGCGGGAACGCAATACCAGCTCCAGTTGGATAACCATTGGGTGCTTGACCGTCGCCAGTAAGCATTCCTGCTGAGTAACCAAATGATCTAGGACTCGAACGAACAATAAACTGATATCTAGGATCACAGTCTGCACGATAGTCCATTTGCTGAGTAATGTCACCGGTGAATCCGGGTAGTTCAGGATTTTGATCTGCGGTAGCATAGGTATTATCAGCAGTTCCGTATGGTCCGTCGATGATGCCAAACGATTGCACTGATAATAGCTTAGTAGTTTCTACTGAACCAGAACCACTTCCGATTCTTTCTGGAGCCTGCTCGACCATTTCTAAACTTGCTTGTACGAATTTATTAATTTTGTCATCCATTGACATATGGTCACTGTCTGCGGTCATATCCCAAATAGATTGCAGTGCATTTTTTGATACTTTGATGCCTGCACTTGCATATTTGTATTTGGGATTACGCATGTAGACAACTTGTCCAGACGGTGATGTATTGCTAGTTGTAGGAATTGTGTTAACATCAATTGGCGGCGCAGGTTGATTATACTTACCGGATAGTGTGGTGTTTGACTCGTACTCGCCGTATGTTGGAACAACATATAGCTTACTAGTATCGTATCCTGCTTTGGGTACTAACCTCTGTGCTTCTCGTAGTGCAGCATCATTGATTGCGATGTTCTTACTATAGGTTGAGAGAATACTAGCCAAACTATCATTTTCCTTTAGCAACCAATATGTTGGGTTAGGAGGACTAATTCCAATCGGAACTTCTATAATTGATTCGTAAATTTTGTCTCCGAACGCAATAGTATAGCCCGGTGGATAAGTTCTATCCTTATCCCAATCACCGAGATAGTTGTCTTGATTGATCGGCTCTTTAAGAATGTCAGTAAATTCTTCACTGTTGACAAGTGGTTCACACTTAATACGCCATAAGTGAGGATACCAAGTTTGACTAAAGCCCTCACTTGCATAGTTACTATCCGTAATTTGATAGAATCTCTTTAATGCAACTGGAATAGTTTCGTTGAGTGGATTGTAATCAAGTAAGTGCGGAAGTTCCAGTACGTCACCGACCATAAGTTTTCTACCTACAAGATCTATCATATCGTTGTAGTGGACAGTGATAAAGATGATATCATTATTCAGGAACAGCCCGAATTGGCTTAAGTCAAAATCTAAGTTCTGTACGTTATAGTGACCACGTAAACGATAGATATCTTTGTCATACTTTCTATCTCGGTTCTCTAAGAACAACAAGTCTTGAATGTTTAATGGGTCTAGCGTATCATAGTTGGGCTGAGTAAAATCAGTTGAAGTATCACCTGTTGCTGGACCTAAATATTTGTGAATATATAGGTCTGTGCCGCCCACGGTGAATTGCTCGGCTATCGTTCTGTCTAGAAAGCGATAGTCGTTTTGTTTGTTCGAACGATATAAACTTAACTTTGGCATATAGTTATTTATCGGAAAAAAAAGGTTGACATGGTTACCCAAAACTGTTATAAGAGTATATCAGCAACAGAAATGAAAAGTTGAGTATCATGAAAATTAAAACTTCAGTCGAAAAGATCATCGTTTCTATGAATGATCGTCCTCGCTGTATTACACCTGGTTGTAACAACGCCGGGCAGCTAGTAAATCGTAATGTTTTTGGTCAGCCAATCTTCCGCTCATATTGCAGTTCGTGCCACACTAAGCGCCGGATTCGATTCCAAGAGAAACTGGCAGCTACTGACCGCCGGTCTGCTCCATGTTGTTCTGCTCCCGGATGCCGCAAAAAAACGAGTATATCCGGCACAAACCG